CCCTTACTAAACGATGTAAAGGATGGCGCGGAGGCGTTAGCACGTCTCCACGGCAAAGTTTACTCTGATAGTGAGAGGATCTCGGCCCGTGCTGAAGAGATTCAGCATGTCCTTGGGAGCGTGGTTACACGTTCCGTAGGATTTGGGCTCCGATATAGGTACCGATTGAAGACATCGCATGAAGCGACTGTCATCTATCGTGCCGGGGTAGGAACGGAGTTAACCTCTAATGCCGAAATGGCTAGACACCTTTTCGGTTTTAGATGGGAAGACTTCATACCTACAGTGTGGGAACTTATCCCATACTCGTTCTTAGTAGATTACTTCTCCAATGTTGGAGATGTACTCTCATCTTGGTCCCATGCACCTGCCAGCTTACGTTGGGCGAATAAAACCGTGTTAAAGACAATCGACAATTCTATTGGCGATATGTACTTTGACTGGGATTATTTGCGTGACAATAGCCAGTATATGTCAGGGGCCATCTTTCAGCGGTCATCTGTTACTCGACGGTATAGAGATGTAGTGCGTGATGTCTATGATGGAGACTTTTTGCCTTCATTCATGGTAGACATGCCAGACTTTGGTCTGAAATGGCTAAACATCGCTGCACTAGCGGATTTAAGGTACCTCCGATCGGGGCCAAGGTAAGGCTCCGAGAGGGAAAGGTTTCCTGTCCACATCTCTCACTACCCACAGTAACATTCCATAACCCTCTAGTCATTTGACTATACAAACCTAGGAGAACCCACATGTCATGGGATCCTACTTCGCCCCTAACTGGGGCTTCTCAGACAGGTCTTACGTCTCCGACGTATACCCTGTCTTCCGACGTAGCTCCTGATAGTAACGGTGAGCAACATGCTGTTACTGCTCTTGGAGGTACGCAGACGGGTGTCGACGCACACTCGGTGAGCAAGCCTTTCACTCTGACTGCCATGCGACCGAAGGTCTATAAAGGCCTTGGTCCAGCCAATCAGGTGACAGGATTCGTCGCTCAGGTACCC